ATGCTGTTTTTCGACCGAATCAAAAAACTGTTCCTCAACGAAATGTATACGCGCAAGGACAACCAATCCGGCATTTTCTATTTTTCTCCCGCTGATTTCCCCGGTTTGGCTGCTGTTCCTTATGCGTTTTCTTCCCGACGCGGTCATACGCTGCAGGGGTATTTTTACAGCTATCCTCATGCGGAGGAGGACCGTATTGTGGTCTTTGAGCATGGAATGGGCAATGGCCACCGTGCCTACATGCGGGAGATCGAGCATCTTTGCAAGGCGGGATTTTCTGTCTTTTCCTATGATCATACCGGCTGTATGGAATCCGGCGGCGACTCGCCCAACGGTTTTGCGCAATCGCTGGCTGACCTGGATGACTGTATCAAAGCGCTGAAACTGCATCCGCATGCGGCCGGTAAACGCCTTTCTGTAGTCGGTCATAGCTGGGGCGGCTTTTCCACGATGAATATCGTATCGCTCCATCCGGATCTCACACATATCGTGGCGATGTCCGGTTTTGTCAGTGTCCGTGCCATCCTGCTGCAATTCCTGCGCGGACCGCTGAAGCTGGCGTTCCCGGAACTTTACCGTATGGAACAGATGGCGAATCCCGATACGGTCGGAGCCTGCGCTGTCCGATCTCTTCGTTCCACGGATGCAAAGGTGCTGCTGATTTATTCAGATAACGATGAACTGGTGCTGAAGAAGCGTCATTATGACGCGCTGTATCGCGCATTGTCCGACCGGAAGAACATCTCTTTCCTGCTGGTGGAAAACCGTGATCACAATCCCACCTACACGCGGGAGGCGCTGGATCTCAAGAAAGCGTTTCTTGCGGATCTTCGCCAGTGCAATGAAAACTGCGCTACTTCGGAGCAGAAGTGCCGCTTTATGAGCCGTTATGATTTCCTTCGTATGACGGAGCAGGATGAAGCGGTATGGGATATGATCCTTCGTCATCTGCGGAGCTGATTTTGTAAATGAAACACTGCGGCCTCTTCCCAAATTCTCGGGAAGAGGCTGCTTTCTGTTTATTTTACCATGTTGACATTCTTGGAAATGGAATGGGCGCCATTGCTGCTTCCGCCGGTATCGAGACGGGACACCTCGGGAAGACTGCGATCCAGGACGTCGCGGAATAGATTCTGCCGTAATTCGCTGCCGCTGCCGGAGCCGTTCCCGCCGCCGGAACCCTGTCCGCCCTGCAGGAACGCCAGCGCCTGATCTTCCGTCAGTTCCATGGCCTGAAGCTGCAGCGCATTGGGCATAATACCCTCCTTCAGCAGCGCCCAGCCTGCATCTGCCAGCTGATCCTTTTCTTCCTGCCCTCTGTCCCAAAGACGCTCTTCCTGCGTAAGCCCCAGTTCTGCCTGCGAAAGCTGGAACTCCGCTTCCCACTGGCGCAGCGATGCGTTAAACATGTCCACATCCAGATTGGTTTCCAGGGCCCAGGTGCGAAGATCAGCAAGCTCGGAAAGATGCTGCTGTGTCAGAGCCAGCAAGGCATCCGCTTTTTTGAATTCACCTTCTGCGCGCAGATCCGCGATCATGCGCGCCGTATCGGTCGCAAGCTTTGTCTGCGCCTGGTTTACAGCCAGTCTGTTCTGTGCAGCGGTATTGCGGATGGAGTTGTACTGTGCCTGTCCGATACCGCCACGGTCACCTCTTGCCTCGGCGTAAAGTGCCTGGTTGTCCAGCGCCATGGCTTCATCGATATCGACCTGATTTCGCTGGGTATCAAACTGCTCCTGCGCGTCTTCTTCCGCCCGCTCAAGCTCTGTGATGCCCTGCTCTGTGGCCTGATCGATCGAAGCGATCTGCCGTTCCTGCTCGATGCCAAGTTTATCCTCCAAAAGCAGTTCCAATTCTTCTGTAGATACATGCTCAACTGGATCAACCTCCGGGGAACGGATCGTTACGTTTGTCAGCGTTGTGGTTGGATTTATTGTCTGTGTGCCGAAATACTCTGCCATATATCCTCCTTTTTGGGGCGGGACATAATCTGTCCCGCCGATTCTAGATCCGTTTCAGATAACGGGCGAAGCAGTAGCCTTCCATCGGAATCTCGTCTTTGGTAAAAGCAACGTACAGCCATTTGCCACTCTGTTCCGTGTAATACCCGTAACAGCGCACGACTGTTCCCGCAGGCAGAAGGGTCAGGATTTCCTTATTGGTTCCGGCGCCGGCGCGGACGTGGAGAGCCGATGCGGTTACGGTATATCTGCCGGCGAGATTCCTGTCGTAAGCTCTGGCGGGTTCCGGCTTCTGCTTTGGCGGCACCGGATCCGGCGTACTGCTGTTTCCGGGTTTCATGGCCGAGCGCACATCCTTGCGGAGCGTTTCCAAACTGTAGGGAAGTCCTAGTCCGTTCCAAAGATGCTCCGGATCGATATGTGTTGTGTCAGATAACTTTTTGCTTGTGATCTCTCCGTGGGTCAAAATGGATGCATCGGGATCCCATCCATATTCCGTGCAGAGTGCAGCGATCAGAGCAACAGCGTTGTGATAGCAGGCCTTGGCGAAGGTTTGCGCCTTTTCTCTGTCCAGCACTTCGAATTCTGCTCCGGATGTGTATCGGATCGTGTCCGGTTCACACATTTCGATCCCGAGCCATTTGCCATTGCCCGGATATCCCACATGCCAGCATCGCCGGTCGTTGGGCATCGTATGAAGGATCTTTTTGTCATCGAGAACATAGTGGGTAAAATACTGGCTTCTGTCCTCGCTCCAGATCTTGTGAAAGATCGCCGCGTCCGGCTGTGAGGTTCCAACGGAATGCAGCACGATACCGGTGGGTTCCAGTTTGACGTTAGCAAGATAACGTCTGTTTTTGGCGCAGAAGGCTTCTGTGATTGTTGGCATCATCATTCCTCCTTCAGTTCGGGAAGGCCCGCAATGCTGGTTGCCAGCGAAAGAACACCGGACAGCAGGGAAGCGCTGCATACCATAGGCCAGTTGACTTCACTGAATACAGCAGCGCTGCCGACAGTGGCAATCAGCGTCTGTGCCATGGTTTTAATGGCACGGATCCCGGCCGCTTTTAACCACCGTTGGATCTTTTCACGGTTCATTTCCTACCCTCCTTTTCATTCATTGGTATGCCCGGAGGCGTGAATAGGTGCATGGATCCGAGCTTTGAGGTCCCGGATATCATGCATGCATTCCGTCATCTGTCCCTCCAGAATGTAGGTGCGTTCTACGAGATTGTTGTGTTTTCCCACGGCTTCCTCCAACCTGGATATGCGGTAGTTTGTCAGCCGGTTGGCGGCGAGAATGCCAAACAGCGAACCGAACAGCGTACCGGCCAGAGAAAGCAGGGCAATCAGAATGTTTTCGTCCATCGTTTTCTCCTTATGCCATGATTTCCCATCCTGCGGGATATTCAGCGGGAGAATAGACATTTCCGCTGATGAGGGAACGGTAGATCACACCGTCATAGTCAACGATATCACCTTCTTCGTAGGCGTCGTGAGCGCCTGCCGGCTGGGACCAAAGGGGAATTCCGCTTTCGTTGAGACCGATGGGTTCGTAAAGAGACGGCGCTGCCTCCGGAAGCCAGGTTGCCTGCGCGGTGTGCGCCTGAAGAACGCGGTAAAGCTGCGGATCCCCAACGCTGTTGGTTCCGTGGGTAAGCAGCTTGCCTGTGTCATAGGTTTTGCCTGCGGTCCAGCTTTCATAGACGGTTGCAACGATCGCAGCGGTTTCATCGGAAAGGCTTTCCGCAAAAAGCTGCATGGCTTTGCGGAACTGTTCTGCTGCCTGCATTCTGTTCATGCTGTCACCCCCAAAAGCGCGTCCAAAACTTCGGAATCGGTAGCGGCAGCCGATTCTGTGGTGCCGTCATCTTCAATGGTATAGTAGCCGTTGGTTGCTTCTTCGATCGCGATGGCCAAAGCTGCTTCGCTGTAGGGCAGCGATTTTGGAAATATCTGATCGATCCAAACCGGTTCCTCTTCTGTGCCGATGTTTGCCGGTACGTTATAGTTATAGTAGATTCGTTTCATAAGCGCTCCTTTCTTACGACTTGATATACCAAACCTGGATATAAACCCGCTCACCGGACGGATACATACTGCCCATATAGATCTCGACTTCGTTGTCCTTTACGAAACACCAGAGCTTCCAGTTGCCGGAGAAATGGTCCTCCAAAAGGATAGGGAGCGCACCGGCAAGGGTAAATCCGGCAAACCGTATCGTATGAATGGACTCTTCCGTAAAAGTGACGGTTGTACCGTTTGTAACCGTACCGCAATCTACCAGTTTGGTATAAACAGGCTTGTTGTTCCAGCGTTCCGAAGTTCTGTATTCAGTTCCCAGTACCAGCGGCGGGTTGATCCATTCCACCATACTGTCTACCGTACGCCAGTAGCAGTTGGAATAAGAGGAAGAGGTGCTCGGTTTCGCCGGCGCAACTTCCAAATTGGTTCTGGCGGCGGCGGCAGATGTCGCGCCGGTACCACCCTGCGCAATGGGCAGGGTTCCAAATTTCGCTACGCCTCCGGAAGAAGTTGCATAAAAGGCTCCGTTGGCAGTGGGCGTATAGTAAAGATGCGTACCGACGGAATCCTTTTTGATGATCGCGTTAGCCGGGGCATTTACCATACTGACCGAAGTTCCCGTTCCGCCCCGGTTAAGCGGAATAAAACCGGAAGTGATATCGCCGGCCGCGTGAGAATGACTGCTGGCAGCCGCTTTCAGGTTGTATCGTGCTTCATCCGCGGTGGCACCGCCGGTGCCGCCGTATTTCAGCGGCAGGATCCCTCCGGTCAAGTCAGAGGCAGAGTGGTTATGATATAAGGGTGCTTTGTCATCGTGGTCGTGTTCCAAGGGCGCTCGGGCAGCAGCGGCATTATCGGCATAGGCGAAAATGTCACACATTTTTCCGGTAGGATCATAGACGGATCGCAGCATATCTGCCATACCGCTGGTTTTCATCTGGTCGAGAACTGCCTTGGCTGTGGGGATCAGCGTGCTGTCGTCAGTCAGCGTTTCAGTCACAGAAAAGCCGCGGAAGGCATCACAGATCCGCTCCAGCTCCTCTGTGTCATCATGCTCGTGGGCAGTCTGCAGCAGCTGTGTTACGATCTGCTGCAGATTTGTACCTTCAGTGGTACCGATCCCGGCTGCGCCGTCTTCGGATGAAAGGGCGTCGATCAGCGCCCAAATAGCCAGCTTCGTTTCGTCATGCAGGCACTGCAGATCTTTTCTTACTTGGGTTTCGTCGGTTTCCACCGTGGGAAAGTCCGATGGATTCAGCCAGCTTTTTGTGTATTCGTATTTCGTAAACATGGATGCTTACCGCTCCTTTCCTTGATAGCGATAGAAGATTTGGGTGGAAACGATGGCCAGGTCCTCACCGGCGTTCTCATTATACAGCGTCATGGAGAAATGGCGGATGTGTCTGCAGCCGGGGCGTCTTCTGGCCACGCAGGCGTATTTGGCAACAGAGAGGCACCGGTGATCGAGATTTCGTGGGATCAGTCGGAAAGAATATGTCAGGATCGGAGTTGGGTCGTTTCTGCTGCCATAATCGGTGTCATACCGAATGCTCACCTCTGTATCGGTATCCGAGCGTACAGAAAAGATCACATCGGTCACATCCTTCAGCCGTTCATAGCTGCCGAAAAACTGGGTGGGGAAGCGGTATAGCTTTCGGATCGGATTACCGTAGTCGGCGAATACACGCCGAAAGGCGGTGATCCTGCCGGTGTTATCCAGGTGGTACAGGGCGTGATTTTCATCGTGAAAAAAGCTGACAGCCGGGATACCGGTAAAATAGAACCAGCTGGGATCCGATGAATCTGAAACGGTATAGTCCCATACATAACAGATGCCGTCTGCGCAGATCCAGTAACGGCTGTCATCGTCGCAGGCTGTCACACATGCCGCATTCCTAAGGGCGGAAAGCAGACCGTTGTGTTCTCCGGTGATCTTGTCGCTGATGCAGACAATGTTGTTTTCATAAGCCGCACTGCTGGAGCGGAGTTGATGCACGCCGCGTGTAGCGTTCGCGAATATCAGATTGTTCTGCACCAGCCGGATCGTGTGCGGCAGATCGCAGCCAACCTGCGGATTGATATCTTCGTAGGTGAAGCTCACCGTATCTCTGCCGTCCAGCTCTGTGATGCCGTAAATCAGCTTTCCGATGCTGTGCCGCTTGAAAACGACGAGGGTACTGTACTGCCGTCCAAAGCCGGTCACAGCGTCTTCTGTATCGCCCACAAGGTTGTAGCACGTCATGGGAAAATAGGAGGGATCCATGGAAAGGTTGCTGTTCGCGTTCCAGAATACCGCGTTGGGCTGGGCAGGGCAGCCGCCCAGCAGAATGCATAGATCATTGCTGCCGCCGCCCACATAGCCATAGCAGCAGTCCATAACAGAGCGCATGGCATCCGGATTGGCTTTTTCGTAAGTGATCTGTACGGTGTTGTTGGTGGGCGGGTCAGTCACCTCCGGTGCTTCCCCGAAGGTCACGGTACCGGCGGTTCGATCCACTGTGAATCCACTGTTCAGAACAGTTCCGCTGATCCGGACTTCTGTCACTGCATCGATCTCTCGGACCGGAAGCTGATATACCGTCCCGCCGTCCGCGTTGTAGCGCACGGTCTTTCTGCTGCAGAGGCGGTTTTCCGGCTGATACAGATTTCCGCTCCCGCTTTTGGGATCGGCGTTTATGACCGTAACCGGAGTATAGGCCTCATTCTGCACAGCATGGGCAGAAAAATCAGAGCCGTTCCAATGAATGCGGTAGTATCCGCCCCGGTTTTTGTAAAATAGATCATCCTGATAACGGAAGAAGGTGCCTCGGTTTTCCGGGATCATTGTCTGAACCGGAATCAATTGGAGTTCAGCGGCGCAGGGATCGGCGCGGTACAGTACCGATCCGATGTGAAAAAACACCATGCCGTAGTAGGGCGTTTCGCTGCAGCAATAGCCTTCTCCAAGGTCGGTCCTTTCGGTCAGTGCTACCTGCCCGTCCCGGCATTGCAGCACACCGTCCTGCCACCAGAGGTTTTCCATTTCCGGACTTTCATCCACGGAAAGTCGGTAATCCAGTTCTTTGAGATTAAGACCGCCAAGAAGCTTCGGGAACGCTGCGCGATAGGTTTTCGTGTAGGCAGAGGAGGCTGGAATTCGCATCAGTACGCACCTCCCCATGTGTTCCCGTAGGCATCCTGTACGGCATGACCTTCGGCACTGATCTTGGGCATCATTTTGCGCAGCTTGTCCTCGTATTTGTTCATCAGAAGGGAACAAAGGTATGGGTCATCATGGGCAGCCAGCAGCGATGCCACATAAAACGGAATGGCGAAATGGGTTTCGGGGTCGCCATCCAGCATTTCGTCGTCCGCGGGATCTTCTGCCAGCAGACGCGGATACCGGTAGTAGACGAAAACGTGGTTCCCGGCCTCTTCTTTGGGAACGAGAAGATACTGCTTCCCGTGCAGCATAAACCGATTTGTGTGGAGGATGTGTCCGTCGGAGGTCGCGAGCGTATCGCCGGAAGAAAACTGATAGAAATCCTCCGGCATGGAATATCGCACCATGTCGCCGAATTCTTCACCGTTTTCCAGCGTCATCATGGCCGGCAGCTTCCGAACCGTTGTGGCGATCTCCAGCATGGCGTCATTGCAGAGAGAAGGAATGCGGTTCAGATAGTCCTGCTGATTGTTGTAGGTGGCGGCCACAGGCGTACCGGCAATGGTGTACTGGTTGAGCAGCTTCAAAACCTGCTCCTTTATCATTCGGTAGTTCATGGAAACCTCCTTTCTTACGTTCCCGCGGGAGCGGGAGGCTGCTGCCGAAGTGTGTCGATCAGCTCCTGCTTCTTGGGGATCAGCTTATCGGGAATGCGTTCGAGATATTGGATCATGTCCAGCGTGCCGTCCTGACGCAGCCGATCCAGCGTCTGTGTCATGGCAATTTCGCTGAAGTAGGTAGAGGCGCCCACATCGACACGGATGCGGAAGAACAGTTCCTTAAAGACACGGAAATCAAATTGTTTCAGTACTTTTCTGGTGGTTCTGGCCGTTTTCATCAGTCCCGTAGCCTGGTCAATGAGGGGAATGCCGGCTGCACCCATCACCGGTTCTTCCAGCTCCTGCTCCACCACAATGGGGCGGGTGCCGTAGTAGGTGCCCATCATGTCCAAAAGAATCGCAGCGATGTCTTCGATCCATTCGTATTCGCCGGCGCGAATGTTTTCCAGCGGAACTTCGGAGTTGGTCTGAAGCACCATGAGGGCAGAGGTGTTGTCGGGATTTGCGCTGCCAAGGAGGGCATCTGTGGCGCCAAGGCATTCCTTGGTGTAATCCATGGCTTTGTCGATCAGCGCGAAGATCTGATTGCTCATTTCCGCCGGCTGCAGATTGGCGGCAACCTGCCCGATGCTCATACCGGGCTGTAATCCGTGAACCCCGATGGCCTGACCCACTTCATTGGTCCAGGCGGAGATCAGGTCTGCGTTGTAGATGGTCTTGGGAAATGCCATCAGCTGCATATGCCGCATGGCGGTGGCGAACATGGAATTGATAAAAATCTGATTGGGCAGAAGTCCGGTAACGAGGGCTCTGCCGTGGTATTGGTTCTTCTGCCGTTCCCAGTTGCCCCATGCAATGGGATATCGGCTGAGTCCGGTGTCCACATTTTCGTAGATTACGGCAGTTCTTGTGGCCTTGGTCACATGCACGGTGCGAACCGTTTTACCGGTCTTCTTCCCGTTTTTATCCCTTTCCGGCTTGTCCTGCATGGTGTAGAGGTAAAGGAAGAGTGCTTTTCCGTGTTCATCGTCGGTCGTGAGTTCGGTCTCGCCTCCGATGCCGGGAAAACCGTGGTATTCGCTGTCTGCCAGAATGGCACTGCCATCTGCGCCGTGGGATTCTGCCTCCCGGCGAAGATTCGATACTGTGTCACGACCAACGATCAGAATGTAGGGCTGCTTCTGAACATCATGGCTGGCAGGATCACCGAATAGAACGTTGATCCCGTCCACCAGCTCCATGCGGATCTCGCCACGGTATTTCCCAAGGGCGCCGTTGTAAGGAAGCGCTGTGGGATCAAAGTAGAAGTGGGCGCAATAGTCTCCAGTGGCGGCACCGTCAAAAAGTGCTTCCCGCAGACGGTAGTCAAATTTAAATTTGTCCAGCAGATTTTTGACTTCTTCGTTGGCAAAGTCAGCCAGCTCGCGGTCCGGATCGGTCTTGCCGCAGCGGTAATATGCCAGTGGTTCAAACCGCACCGTTACCGCCGAAGAAGTCAGCGAGGCAACGAACAGACTGGCAACTCGCTTTAGAATGTTGAAAGTGGGCTTTGGAAGTCCGCGCATGGCAGGTGTGTCTGGCAGATTGATCCATTGATTTCCGGTGAAGAATTCGGTGTTGGTCTTTACGAGGCTGTACTGATTGGGGGTAAGCCGCTCGTTGTAGAGACGCCCCTGTTCATATAGCTCCCATGCACGGGTTTTGGTATTGTTCTTCAAATGGTACCGCCTCCTTCGTAAATGCCGTAGGCGCGTTCCGCGGAATAATTCTGAAGGGTGCGGAAGGCCTGCTGTTCATCCTGCAGGCGGCTTTTCTCCCGTTCGGAGATTGGATCCGCAGTGATATCTGGCAGGCGGCAGCGCAGTTTCCAGCCTGCCGCAAAGCCGGAGGCAAACAGCGCAAGACTCAGAAAGCAGCCCAGGATCCCGAAAAGAAATGTCATGGTTTCTCCTTTCTTCGCGGATCGGGGCAGAAGAAACCTGCCCCGATCCTGTCCGTTTAGCCCTGTGCGCCGTGGTAGAAGATTGCGTCCTTCTTGTTGGCAAGCACGTGGGCGTCGTAGATCAGGCGGCCTTCAATGAGCCAGCCGTTGATGCCGGGAGGGTTGTCGTGGATCTTGTATTCGTTGAGCTGGCGGGGTGCAACAGTGGCCATGGGATGGGTCATGATGAAATTGCAGCCGCTGGGCAGACGGGAAGCGGGAACGCGCACCAACTTCACGCCGTCCACTTCGCCCAGAATGCCCTTGATCTGCATATCCTGCGCGGCGTCGCATTCACGCATAAAGGCGGCATCCTGTTTCAAAAGGCCTGCGAAGGCATAAGAGCAAAGGCAAACTCTTCCGGCTTCGGGAACATTGCAGTTGCCAAGGATCTCCTGCGCCTTGAGGAATTCCGCGTAAGCGTTGGAGGTGGTCAGCGCGGTAGACGCGGTGTGGGATGCGCCGTTCTCGTCGGTGTAACCGGTGACGGCATCCGCAATGGCGGCAAGAACATAGGTGTCATATTCGGGAATGACTTCCAGATCCAGCTGTCTTGCCAGTGCTTTGCCGGCGTCCATGGTCATCATGGTCTGATTGCGGTCCGCCTTGTCAATCGCGAAGGTGAAGGATCTGTCGCGGCCAAGGGTCAGTTCCTGCGTGGTGCTGCCCAGATCCGTGGGGGTGCCGTAGCGGTTGGTACCGCTGCGCTGATAGTCGGTCATGGGTACAGTGGGGATGGAATAGACATTCACGGTTTTCACGCCCGTAAAGCTGTAATCCTGGTTGGTCACCAGCTGCGCGACGGACTGTCGTGTAAACTTTTCATCCACCTTACCTGCGTACTTGGAAGCAAAATTGATCTCTGCCATAGGGTATCAGTTCCTTTCTAATATGGATTGTCGTTGTTTCGAAATGGATCCGCCGCTGAGCCGTTGGAGCCGGTTGATTGTGTTTCTCCGTCGCAGCGCTGTGGGATTCATTCCGGAATGAAATTACCAGCGGGAGGCTGCGTCAAAACCCTGTTCGAACAGGCTTTTTTCATCGGTGTCTGCGTAAATGTTGCCGCTTACACCTCGGACGGGTGCTTTTGCAGCTGCTTCCGCGTTCTGAATTTCGATGGGATCCGGTTCGTTCTGTTCCGGGATTGAGGCGGTATCAACCGATTTCTGTGTTTCCTCCGGGAAAAGTACTTCTCCGCGGTCAAAGCCGTCGGGCAGGATGATGTCAGTCATCATAAATGCTCCTTTCTGATCCGTAGATCTCGTAAATACTGTTCTGAAGGAACGGATCCGGATGATCCCGTTCCTTTGTGCTGCTTCCTCCGTGGGAGAAGAGGAGGAAGTGAAGTGCCTGCGTGCATGCGTCTACCATGTCATCATGAGCGCCGGTGGGAAATGCCGCGAATTGGTCTAGGAACGCGGCGGTCCACGGTTCTTCGCGGGGCAGAAGAACGCAGCCGCTTTCAATGGCGGGCGCCACCGCGTTGACCCGTGATACCTTGCCGCCTTTTGGCTCAATGGCGATCACACCGGGTAATTCCGCCCGCAGCGTCTGAATAATGGCGGAGCCGTTGGCTTTATCTTCAATCAGCGTGTAACCTGCTTCCGGATAAAGCTCTCGCACAATTCTGATCGCCTGCAGCGTTTCGGGAAAGTCCAGTCTGCGATTGAGGCAGTAGCGGAGACGATAGGATGTTCCGGTTTTGCTCCAAACCTCAATTGCCACATAGTCGCTGCGGTCGGTAGCTTTAAAAGCTGCGTCCACGCTGATCACCGTAGTTCCGCCCTTTACGTCGTCTTTGGGATCGTAATAGCGGAACCATTCCCGACGGATCAGATTGCCGCTCTCTGTCCGCGGACTGCAGAGGTAAAGCGCCTGCCACGCCCGTGCGCCGCCGAGGGTGGGATCGCTTAAGTAATTCTCCCGGAATTGGGTGAGCCACAGAGCATCTTTTCCCAGCTCAGGGCAGAGCGGCTCTCCCGGCTGCCTTCCTAGGGGATCGTTCGCTTCTGCCTCCACGGGAAGTCTTAAAACAGTCAGATTCTTTTCATGCCTTGTCAGTCTTGCGGCGAGGTCATCTTCGTGCCATGGTGTCATGATCACGATCACCTTGCCGCCTGCCGCCAGTCGACTCTTCAGGGTGTTCTGCCATTCCTCCCATACCTTGTCGCGGTATACCGGACTGTCTGCCTCTTCCCGGTTTTTTACCGGATCGTCAATGAGGATCAGATTGGCGGGATGACCGGTTATGCCGGATAGAATGCCGCGGGAGATCATTCTGCCCCAGCCGTTCTGCAGTTCAAATTCCGTGGAAGTCCAGATGCTGCCTGCCTTGATGCCGAAAAGACCGTTTCCGAACCGTTCCAGCTTCTCTCTGTTTTTTCTTCCGAACCGTTTGGCTGTCTCTTCGCTGTAGCTTGCTGCAATGACGCGGTATTTTGGATGGATGCCGAGATACCAGCTGGGGAAGCTTTCGGATATCGTGATCGATTTTCCATGCTGCGGCGGTGTTTCGATAAGTAGAATGTCATAGGCGTTTCCTGTTTTGGTTTCCACAAATTGCTGCACCTGATCGGCCAAATAGTCAGACATCTTTGTGCGCTTCCATGCTTGCCCATGAACGTAATAGAGGTATCTACGGTAATTCTTCCTTGCCAGGATCCGTTGCGCCAGCTCCGTTCTGATCCGCTGTCTTTCTTCTTGTTCTGTCTTCAAAGTCCGTCCGCCAGCCGTTCCAGCTCTTCGTCAGTCAAATGAGCAAGCTCTGCTGTAAGAATAGAAGGCGGAACAGCATCTTCCGGATCACCCGTTTCCGAACCGCTGAGTTCTTCCCGAATCAGCCGGTAAGCGGTCATATCTCCTGCGGCAGCCTTGCGGAGTGCAGCCATCCGAACAGCATTGCCGTAATTCGGCTTGAGCCCCAGCGCTGTCAGCTGCTCGTCCATTTCCCCGGCTTCTACATTCAGTTCCATCAGCTTTTGGAAGCTTTCTGTTTTCGGTTTTCGTTTGCGTTTCTGCCTTGTGGGCATCTGCATCCCTCCTTTGTTCGCTGCCAGAAACGCGGCGCCGTCTGTTACAGCGAAATAAAACAAATGTTCGTATACACGGCGTAAAAGAAAGCGGCTACCGACGCTGTTCCCGCTGCGCATAGTATTGTTCCGGTAATTCCTCGCAAAGGCACTCGTTGCAGCCCAGCAATTGCCCTGTTCTGTCACGGATAAAATGATCCGGATGTTCTTCACCGCAAATGGGGCAGGGCCATTTAATCCGGTCTTCGGGTTCATAGATATACCGGATCATCGGACAGATTCCTTTCCAAAGATCCGTTCCTGCAGACGTTTGAGGTATAAATCCTGCAGATCTTCCGGCATCCTCCGGAATTTCCCCGGTGTCATGGGTTCATTGAGATTCCATTGTTCGAGAGGCCCGTTTTTGGCCTGCAGCTCTAATTCTGTCATGCCGTCGCAGGGTAGGAAACAGGGTGTCCTTCGTCGATCTTTGTGCTTCGAATTCTGCAGGGAGGATCGTTCGATCATATCCTGCAGGTAATCGTCATCCGAAGCAATATGCTCGTTGCGTTCTTCCTCGGAGTTTTTCCTTCGGAGCATGTATTGTGCCATTGTATCCCTCCTGTACCGTTTATTGGATAGCGTTTGTAGTAAGATAGTGACAGATCAGATACCGATATTCGGAAAACCGAATTATGAACCCGAAAAGAATCGCTGCCTTGCAGCGCATCCTGTTTTTGTTCCGGCTAAACCGCTACGACGCCATCCGATCTATGTTTTCTGTTTCGACTTTCCGAATATATTATAGCATAAATCCGAAATTTAGTCAAGCGCTATTTCGGAAAACCGAAAATTGTTCTTGACTTTGCGTTTCTCTTTTGTATAATGAAAGTATCAGAAGGGGAGGTTGATCCTATGTCAAAGGAAGAAGTCAGCAGGATCTTTTCGGAAAACCTGAATCGGTTACTGAGCGAAAAGGATATGCAGCAGCTGGAACTGGCACGCCGTGTGGGTACGGGTGCAGCTACCGTCAATGATTGGGTCAAAGGTCGCAGTATGCCCAGAACACCCGCGCTGCAGAAGATCGCTGCCGTGTTTGGGTGTGAAATGTCGGATCTTTTGTCCGCGGAATCATCCGGTTCCTCCCATGGGGAGTCGGAATTGAAGGCTGCCTTTTTTGGCGGTTATGCCGATGATCTTTCGGAAGAAGAGATCGAGGAGCTTTGGAATGACGCAAAGGATTATTTTACCTATCGAATCGGACAGATAAAGAAACGGAGGGAGTGAGGTCGTTGAGATCGCTGCACAGTCTGCTGAATATTGCATCGGAGAATGGGATTTCTCTGGATTGGTTTTCTATGCAGCGTGCAGAGTCGCTGTCCCTGCCACTTCCGAACGGTGAGTTCGGCGTTGCCATTGATCCGGATAAGATCCGTTCTTCCGCGGATGAATCCTGTAAAGTGGCGCATGAGATCGGTCACTGTATGACCGGGGCATTTTATAACCGGTATTCTACATTTGACTTGCGGGAAAAGCAGGAGCACCGTGCAGACCGCTGGGCAATCGAGCAGATTATCCCTGTGGAAGAGCTGGATAGCGCCATTGCGGAAGGGTTTACGGAGATCTGGATGCTGGCGGAACATTTTGGTGTTACAGAGGAATTCATGCAGAAAGCTGTCTGCTATTATACTCATGGCAATCTGGACGTAGAGCATTATATGAAATATTGAGCGGTATTTTGGCTTCGGAGAAAATCTTCCAGTTATTTATAAAATAACCGTTGCATTTTCAGAAATCTGTGCTATAATGTTATAGTCCTTGGAGGCTTAGCTCAGCTGGTTAGAGCGCATGCTTCACACGCATGAGGTCGAGGGTTCGAGTCCCCCAGTCTCCACCATACATGAAAAATCCGAACTACTTCACGATAGGAAGTGCGTTCGGATTTTTTGTTTATATCAAAGATATTACATATTGATGCCAAAGCTCAGAGGATTTAACCATCCTCTGGGCTTTTTGCTTATGTTCGATGTATAGGAATTTAGAAATGAGTGGGGCTGATATTGAGCTTGGAGTTCCTCCGGTTCGGTGCGTTCAGCATTCCGAAAAGGTGTAGCGCAGCATATTCCCTGCTCCGTCACCTGTGAGAATCACGATATCGCCAGAGGTGTTTTTGGAAATGTCAATAATGGGAAATCTTCCATTTTCTTTGACATAGCTTTCCGGGCTATCCGCTTCTACTTCGATCAGTTCTTTCTTTGCGTACTGCTCGCCGCCGCAGGAATTGATATCTTCAATAAAAACTTCGTATTCATTCATTTTGGGATTCTCCTTTTTAGGTTATAGTGTAAATGTCGATTGGTTATCCTATCTACCCACTTACTTATTACATTTTGGGAGCCATTGTGCGCCGGATTCAACCAAAGATCAATCCTTGGCTTGGCATCGTCGGGGCCTTAATAATGTCTGCTATCTTGGGA